GGTTAAGGGTAAAGGACTAACGGATAGAGTGATTGAGTTTGGAAAATCCCTAAAGAGAATTGTGGGGTTTACAAAGGAGATAAACCCAAAAAACTAAATCGTATTAAACAAAAAATAAACAAATATAATTTTAAGTGTATTATGAATAAAACAAGTCAAATTATAGCTAGAATTAAAGAACTTTTCGCGGAAGAAAAGATGGCTATGGATTATACGGCAGCGACAGGAGAAATTATCCGTTGTATGGGAGATGGTTTAAGAGTTGGTGAGGAAGTCAAACAAGTTATTGGTGGAGTTCCAACTCAATTAGTAGATGGAAACTATCTTTTAGATAATGGTAAATCTATCACAGTAGCGGCAGGTACAATCAAAGAAATAAACGAATATGACGCAAGTAGCGACAAACCAAATCCTGTAGAAATGGAAAAAGAAATGACTATGGGCGATTACAAGGACAAAATGGCGGATTACAAAAACGAGATTGATTCTAAATTGGAGAACGGCACAGAGGTAAAAGTTTTATCTAAAGGTGACGCTCTTTCAGTTGGAGATATGGTTTTGGTAAAAGACGCTGAAGGAAACTTTGTAAAAGCACCAGAAGGAGAACACAAACTTGAAGGTGGATTGACGATCTATACTGACGCTGATGGTTTCATCAACGAGTTAGAAACGGAAGAAACTGAAAAGGAAGACGAAGCTGATAATGAAGAAATGAAAACTATGTTTGAGGCAGTTTCAACTATCAAATCTATGGTTGATGAATTAAAAGCATCAATTAAAGAAATGAAAGAAGAAAACACAGAATTAAAAAACAGATTTAACAAGTTTGCTGCTGAACCATCAGTAGAAACAATCGCTAAAAAACCTGAATTGATCGCACCATCTGCAAAGAAGGAAGATAAACTTAAGTTTTTTGCAACAAGATAAATAAATAAACCTATAAAAAAAATAAAAAAATGGCTTTAGATTTGAATGGCTTGACTCAATATGTAGATCAGGTCAAAATGGATTTAATTAAGAAGATGATTCTCGGGGGTCGTTCAACACAATTTATGACTATTCAACCGGGCATAAAGAGCGCTGATGCGATCAATCTGTTGTCTTCTAACTTAGTAGCTCAAGCTGGTGGTTGTTCGTTCAACGACGCAGGTGATACTATCTTAACACAAAACACACTAAACGTATGTCCCTTGAAAGTTCAAGAATCTATCTGTATTGATTCACTAGAACAATATTGGACTCAGGTAATGTTACAACCGGGTTCATACGATACAGATTTTGGATTTGAAAGAATCTATACTGAAGAGAAAGTAGCTCAAGTATCTTCTTTAATTGATACTTTAATCTGGCAAGGTAATACATCTTTAACAGGTACAACTCAATTAAACTTATGTGATGGTATGATCCATTTGGCAAATACAACTTATTCAGCTTCTACAGTTGATGGTAATGTATCAAATGCTACAGCGATCACAGCATCTAATATTATCCAATTAGTAGATGACGCAGTACAAGTAATCCCTACAAACGTTGTAGCACAAGACGATCTTTATCTCTACTGCGGATACGATTTTGCAAGATTATACTTCACAGCATTAAGAAACGCAAACCTTTACAACTACCCATCAGTAGAAACAGGAGCAAATGACTTTATGATTACTATTCCTTCTGCAAATTGCAAATTAGTTGCGGTTAAAGGTCTTACAGGTACAAACAAGTTCTTCATCACTCCTAAATCTAATATTTTCTTCGGAACTGACATTTTGTCAGATTATGAGGACATCCAGATTTGGTACTCGATGGACTTCCAAGAGGCTAGAACAAATATCCGCTGGAAGCAAGGTGTGAATTGCGCTTTTTGGGAATACGTTGTATACTTCAAATTGTAATCTAAATTAAAATATTAAAAGGGGGTGTAAAAGCCCCCTTAAAAAAAAATAAACTAAAAAAAAATATATATTATGGCTTTTAATTGTAACCTAAATGACGGTTATTTGCTCGGCTGTAGCAGCATAGGGGGGGTCCAGCAAGTATGGATCGGTGAGTTTATTGACGGAGTACAATACACTACCGACTCTTGTGGCATCATCACAGGAATCACAACTACGGGACTCACAGCATACCAATTCGAGCAAGAGTTAGAGACAGCAGGATTAGTTCAAACTGGAAATTATGATAGACAGCAAGGAACGGTTTTTTATGATACTCAATTAACTATCAAAATGTTCGGTCTTGATTGTAACGTTAGAAATAGATTGATTGAACTTGGACGTTCGCCCCTTTACGCAGTTATTAAATCCCAAGCAGGTGACTACTACTATGCTGGAATTGAAACGAGTGGAAGGGCAAGTGCCGGAGAAGCGAATCTTGGAACTTTACTTTCAGATATGAACGGGGTTTCCCTAACAATACAGTGGAAATCTGGAAATGGTGTTTATCTAATTGATTCAGCACTACTTGGAACAAGTATAACAGTTCTTTAATCCACCAGGTCTTTTGACCTTCTATTATAGAACCCCCTTTAATCAGGGGGTTTTTTTGTTTCACGTGGAACATATTAAAATCCCCAACCCAAGAAGTAATCTAATACACTACTAAATTGTACTTCAAAGTCACCATAGTATCCTGAATACCAAGTATTAAGAGAAAATGTAACCGCTGTTTTGTGGTTTAATTCCACACGACACATAGCATTTAGTTCTTCTAATGTAAAATCATTCAATTCATCACATAATAAGAATTGTTTTTTCACATCATCAGTCAAAGACCAAGCAGTCGTGATAGATGTTTCCATAATTGTGTCTGCTAATAAATGGATTTTCTTACTAGCAATTCTTCCGTTGTTTTTTAAGATATTCATTTTGTCTTGTTTTTAATTGTTTCTACAAATATAAGAATAAAACAAATATGAATCAAAAATATTTAATAAAAAAAGTATGATTACTATACCAAATTATCAAACAAGTTTAACGCCATTCACCTTATTGGAGAAGACAACTATACCTTTATCGGCTGTTACTTATATTTTAGAATTGAATGGTAAGGAATTAAATGATGAAACTTTGTTATTTTTAACTGGTGAGACATCACCAAACATAAACAGATGGAATTGGTTTCCAATCAACTTAACACCTTACGATTTAATAGGAGGTCAGTATTCATACAAGGTATGGCAGACCACAGGATCAACTTTATCTATATCAGGTTTAACAACCAACGATGTAGTTGAAACAGGTCTAGCAATAATAACCACAAGTGGTGGGACACAAGGAACTACTTATGTTGCTCCACCACAAACACAAACACAATACATATTTCAATAATTATGGAAGCAAGTAAAGATATAGAAAAAGAAAGTAATGGACCTAAATTAAAGGTATTTCAGTTTAATGAGGCGTACCAAGCTCCGACATATAAGTTTGAACGAAAAGGAGATTATCACTTCCTATCTTTTGGGGCTAGTAATGATTATCCCAATTTGATTTTAGATATGTATAATGCATATGGGAGTCCACTCCATCGTGCAATTATCAACAAAAAAACAAAAATGACTGCTGGTTTTGGATATAAAAAAATACAAGATCCAAAATTAGAGGAATGGGCTAAACGTAATAACCTTGAAAGATTGTTGTTGTATATCGCAAAAGATTTTATGATCTTTGGTGGCTTCGCTTTAGAAATTATTTGGAATAGAGAAGGGACATCATTTGAAATGAAACACCTACCAATCCATACTTTAAGAATTGGTCTTAAAGAAACTGAAGCAGAAGCGGACTATTATTGGTACAGCAAGGATTGGAATCAGTATCGTAAAGAGGGATATACCCCTGAATACATCAAAAGATTTGATCCTAAAGATAGATCGGGTAGACAAGCCGTATATTACATAGATCCCAACCCAAGTGCAACAGATTTATACCCAATTCCTGATTATTCAACAGCAATCAATTATATTGAATTGGATTATCAAATTGGTAAGTTCCACCTTAACCAAGTAATGCAAGGATTTTCAGCAGGGTTCTTACTTTCATTCAATACAGGTGTTCCAACACCAGACGAAATGAACCAAACATATCGTGAGATACAAAGAAATTATCGTGGTACAAATGGGTCAGGTTCTATCATTATTACTTATGCTGATTCTAAAGATCAAGCACCTACGTTTGAACCAATCAATCTAAATACTACTGATGAAAGATTTATTCTTTTACAAGATCAGGTTGAACGTAATATCACACAGAGTCACGAGTGTCCCATTCAACTAGTGTCTGTAGTCCCTGGTAGTTTAGGATCACAAGACGAACGTAAGGAACTTTTGGCAGAGTTTCAATTATACTATATTGAAATCAAACAAAACCAGCTAGAGGAGGCAATTAACGGTGTATTAGAAACAATCGGTTTCACAGAAGAAATCTTATTGAATAAATATACAACGGCAGATGAGACAGGTATAATGACTCGTAATGAAGAACCATTACAGATCGCTGATAGTAGAGTTGATAGAGGTAATAATTATATTGGTGGACTGATCTAACAAAAAACAATAAACTATATTTAATATAAAAGATTATGAGTTACAATCCAGTAGTTTATTTTATATCAACAGAATACCTAAAGCAGGTGACGCCGATCGAAGAAAACGTCGACGATCGCAAGCTGGTCCCCTTTATTACGCAAGCCGAGAATCTCTATCTCCAACAGTCAATAGGCGAGACCGGTTTGGACGCACTTAAGGCTGGAGTTGTGAATAATAATTTAACACCTCAAGAAGATACATTTATCAGGAATTACGTACAACCTTGTGTCGCGCAGTTCGCATTCTATTTGGCATTACCATATATCGCATACAAAAGTACAAACAAATCCTTATCAAAAGAGAGTAGTGAGTATTCAACACCTGTAGATTTAACCGAATTACAGTTCATTAGAAATAATGTTAAAGACGTTGCGGAATTCTACCAAAGACGAATGGTTAAATATTTATTAGACCATCCAGGTGAGTTTATCTGGTATGATAATCCTGCCGCGAAGGACAACCTCCCACGTACTCCTCAATCTTATTTTAATGGAATGTATACTCCATTCGGTTATGGGTGGGCTGGTCTTCAAACTTGGGTAGAGCCGTATGGTGCAACTGAACCTTGTTCGGGTTGTGGAGGTTTTGCTAGAACTAATTTATACTATTAAAAGAATGGATATGACGAACGATTGGGATATAGATGAGGTATTGGATCACCCAAAGCTTTCTGATGAGTTTAAGATCAAGTTTTTTGAGGAACTATTTGGAACAGAATTGACTGATGAAACAGTTGAAGAACATTTTAGAAAATGGAGAGCAGATAATATAAGATCTTCTAATGTTAGAAAGATTATGTATAACGATGAGACCAAAGAAATGTTTATTCAATTTCAGGATAAATCAATCTACACATACTTTGATGTATCGTTCCAATTATTTTTAGATGTATCAGGAGGTAAAGCAACCTGTATTACTTCAGGAGAAAACAAATATGGTAGTTGGTTCGTTGGAAAAACACCAAGTGTAGGAGCAGCAGTCCATAGGTATTTGGTTAAAAAGAATGTTAAGTACAAAAAAGGTGGAACATTAAGATAAAACAAAAGGGACTTGATTGTCCCTTTTTTTATATAAAAACCCCTCCCGATAAAGACAAGACATCAATAACAACAAGAAGATCAGGAGGGGACATAGAAAATAATTACTATAAATATAATTATTCTTTTTCATCTTGTAAAGTTTCATC